TTTTTCAACCCTGTCACTGGCAGCTATACAGGCGGAACCACTCTGACAATCACCGGCAAGGGCGCTCGAATGATGTTCTCGAAGTCTGAGATCAACGGCGAAACAATACAAGCATCAGATGTTCGGCTAATGTTTCAGGCTGGTCATGGCGAGCCGCTCATTGATGACAATTGCTTGTTTGCTGGCATTGATTATCGAGTCATGGATGTTCGGATCATTTCACCCGCTGGAACGGACGTATATTATGACCTTCAGCTCAGACATTAAGGCTTTTGCGACAAAAACCAACCGAAATCTTGACGACGTTCGGGCGTACTCTGCAATAACTTTGTTTACAAACATAATTATGGCAACGCCAGTTGGAAACCCTGACTTTTGGCAAGGAGGCGGAAAAGCTCCTGCTGGTTATACTGGCGGAAGGTTGAGAGGAAATTGGCAGGCATCAATTAATACTCCTGAGAATTCGACTACCAAGCAAATTGATCCGAACGGAGGCAAAGTATTAAAAGATATGACCGCCAAAATGTTAACAGTTAAAGGCGATGAGTCTTTATTTATGACCAATAATTTGCCTTATGCTGCTCGCATTGAATACGGTCACAGCAGAAAACAACGACCAATGGGTATGGTAAGGGTATCAATAGCGGCATTTGAAGATGCTGTAAAATCAGCATTGCAGAAGGTAGACCGATGAGTACTACGTTTTCTGACATTAGTTCAGCTCTTGATTCGCGACTCAACACTTTAACTGGGTCAACTCCAGTTGCTTGGCAAAACACCGTGTACAAGCCAACAAAGACAGGCATGTATTTGCGGCCAACAAACCTTGCCGGTGCAACCACTCAGGCAGGGCTTGGCACAACCGGCATTGATCAGTATTTAGGATTGTATCAAATTGATATTTTTGCCCAAGCAGGAAAGGGCAGAAATGCAGCAGAAGCCAAGGCTGACGCTGTAGCAAATCATTTCAAGCGCGGAACTGATTTGCTGTACAATAGCACCACTGTTCGATTAGGTGATGTATCGCGCACCAACGGCACAATAATAGAAGATCGGTTTTTAATTTCGGTCACAATCAATTACATGGCTCATGTAGCCCCGAGGTAAATCATGACAATAGCAACAGGATCGCGGCACGACATGGCTTATGTGGTCGAATCCGTTTTCGGCACCACACCAACTACGCCAACATTTACGCCAATTCGGCATACTGGAACAACGATTGGTTTGTCTAAAGACGCAATTGAGTCTGAAGAATTACGCCAAGACCGCCAGATAGCCAATTATCGACACGGCAACAAAAGCGTAGCAGGCGACGTTAACATTGAGCTTTCATACGGGACATTTGATGACTTGCTTGAAGCGACACTGGCCGGAACATGGTCAACAGATGTTTTGATTGCTGGCACGACTCGCCGCAGTTACACAGTTGAGCGTCATCACACTGACATCGGCAAATACCTTCGGTCAACGGGTTGCAGTTTCAACGCTTTGTCATTGGCTGTAGCTCCCAATTCAATGGTAACTGGATCGTTTAGCGTAATTGGCAAAGCGTTCTCTGTCGCCAGTACAGCAATCAGCGGGGCAACATACTCCGCAGAAACGACCACAGCGCCATTTGATTCATTTACCGGGTCAATCACTGAGGGCGGGTCAAGCATTGCTGTAGTGACTTCAATAGACCTGTCAATCGATAACGGAATGGAAGCGTTATACGTTGTTGGAAGCGACGAAACATTGTTGCCATCAATCGGCAAATCGACTGTAACTGGTTCGATCACTGCATATTTTGAAGATGCAACATTGATCGACAAGTTTATTGCTGAAACAGCATCAAGTTTGTCTTTCGTTCTGACTGATCAAGCCGGTAATAGCTACACGTTTGATCTGCCAAATATCAAGTACAACTCAGGCAACCCAGAAGTAGGTGGTCCAGGTGCAATTACTGTTACGCTTGATTTTGTGGCATTGTATGACGAAACCACTGGCTCTCAGATCGAGATAACAAGGTCAGCGGCATAAAACCTGCGGGGCTTAACGGCCCCGTTTATTTAACGGGAGGAATGAATGGATATTAAAAGTTTATATACGGTTGAAAAACATGAAGACGGGGCAGAACTACGCATTGTAAGCCCATTAGACGGTGAATTAACTGATTTCTATATCAAGGTACAGGGTATAGATTCAAAAGCCTACAGAGCGGCTGTAAGGGGCTATCATCGCAAGTTGTTAGCCAACGAAGAAGGCGGAGAGTCTGAATTGCTGTCGGCAGTAACTATTGGCTGGCGCGGATTGAACGACGGCAAATCCGAAATTGAGTTCAGTAAAGAAAGGGCGCTTCAGCTTTACGATAATTCGCCAAACATAGCAACGCAACTTGACAGGTTTATAGCTGATCGCAAAAATTTTACCAAGGGCTGATTGACGAAATATCTGTCTATGCTAGATGGCAGTTTTGGGCATCTGGATATGATAAGGGATCGAAGGTCAGCCGTATGGCTAGTCTTAAACAAGTCGAAAAGTCATTGGGGCGAAAGCCGAGGGAATTGGAAAGTTCCCCTAGTTTGAGGAATGAGCTGGGTTATTTGTGGGCGCTATTTGTCAGCCTAAAGAATGCGACAATTGGCCCAATTAGTTACACTGAGATTCAAGCGTTTGCCGGTATTTACGGTGAACTGTCAGTATTTGAAATTGATGTGATCCGAACATTGGACGACTTGTATTCCGAAGAGGCAAATAATAATGGCTGAGAATGTTTCACGACTGATGATAGAAGTTACATCAGATGGCGTCATTAAAGCTGCAGACAATCTTGATGAATTGACCACCGCTGGCAAAAAGTCAGAAGTTCAGGCGGAAAAGACAGCCAGAGGAATAAAAAAGATAGACAAAGCTGCCGCTGCGACAAAGGGCAGTTTTGGCGCGATGAAGGGCGCAACCCAGAACGTTTCATATCAACTGCAGGATATCGCCGTCCAAGCACAGATGGGTACCTCAGCCTTCATAATACTAGGCCAACAAGGCCCCCAATTAGCATCTATATTTGGCCCCGGCGGCGCAGTTTTTGGAGCTTTAATTGCGTTTGGCTCGATGATAGGCGGCGTTTTGTATGCTTCAATGAACAAGGCAAAAGTATCGTCCGATGATTTAAAAGATGCTCTCATTAGGCTTGACGCGACAGTTGTCAAATCAAAAAACAGCACATACGAGTTATCAAAGCGAATCCTGGAGCTTGCAAACGTATCGTCTAAAGGCGCTCAGGCTGAATTAATATCAGGCATACAAGATACCACTGATGTAATAAAAGGCGCGCAAACAAGCATTGAAGGGCTTATTGAAACCGAATCAGGCATGAGGTTCGGCGGTCTTGCTAGCAGTCTGGAAAGGCTGAAACAGAAAGATATCAATATTAACGATTTGCTTAAAATTGACAGTTATAGCCGAAACATTATGGAGCTAGATCGTTTCGCTGAATCGGTCGAGAAGCTGCAAAAAACATATAAGTTAACCGTGCCACAGGCGTTTTCTTTGGCCGAAGCGATGGGAAGTTTGGACCCAAAAGACGCTTCGACATATCTCAACCTTAGAAATACTATTGATGACATTGCAAGTGTTTCGGGCCTTTCAAGTGTAGAGTTCAAAAGGTTTAGGCAATCAGTAGTTGACGGGGCCAATTCAATAGATGAGGCCGAGAAAAAAGCAACATTATTGGGAACTGCGCTTGGAATTGTAAAAGAAAATGGAACCGCTGCTCTTGCGCCATTAATTGAAGGGGCAAAAGACGCCACCAAAGTTCTAAACGAGGCTGATCAAGCCAGGATGGCGGCTTTATTAGATGCAGACATAAGAGAAGCCAAAATTCTAACGGAAAAAGAAAAAAGAGAAACCGCTGCGGCGTTGAAAGCTGAAGAAAGGGAAATAGCCTCTGCTGAAAAAAGATTATTGTCTGCCGAGGCTGCGAATGATAACGAAATCGAAGCAATCAGGCGAAAATCAGTTGAACAACAGCAAATCCTTGAACGTGACCGAGTGCTTGCTGTCGCAAGGGCGGAAAAAGAAGGCGCAGATGTTCTTGCCGTCAATGAGCGGTACATGGAGGCCCATTTAGCTCTTGAAGCGGGAGCAAACGAAAAGATAGCAGAAATAAATGCCGCCTTGAACGCGCAAAAGTTGAATGACCAAGCAACATATATGAGCGATTGGATGGCTCTGACCAAAGAGTCAATGATGAGTATGGATTTGCTAGGCTTTCAAATGGCGACAAGCCTGCAAAGTAATCTTGGCAACGCATTTGAATCGTTTTTGACAGGAGCAAGCAGCGCCAAAGAGGCGTTTAAAGACTTGGCGACAGGAATGGCAAAATCATTGATTCACGCATTATCGAATATGGCTGCTGAATGGGTTGCTTATTACCTTGTTGAAAAAGCGATGGGTAAAGCTGGGCAAGCTAGCGCAGGAGTTGCAATGGGCTTTAATGCGCTTGCAGGGCAGCAAATGGCGGCAATAAATGCTTTTGCGTCAACTGCTGCAATACCTGTAGTTGGTCCAGCATTAGCTCCGGCAGCATCAGCGGCGGCAATTGCTGCTACTGCTCCATTTGTCGCGGCTACGATGTCTTTAAGCGCGGCAGCTACAGGCGCAAGAGCATTGGGCGGTCAGGTCAGGGGTGGCGAATCATATTTGGTCGGTGAACGCGGACCAGAATTATTGACAATGGGTACATCTGGCAGAATTGCGACTAATGAAAACCTGAAAAACGCTGTTGGAGGCGGCGGAGGCGTAACTGTGATTAACAATATCGACGCAACAGGATCAGGGCCAGACGTTGAAACCAAAATTAGAGCGGCAATGGATCAGACAAGCGCCAAAACAATTGCTACAATCCAAGACTTAATGAGGCGGAGGCGTTTCGCATGACCACATTTTCATTTCCGTCTATAATTCCTGCATCTAGCAGCTTCGAGCTTGTGACTAACACAAAAACATTTCGCTCGCCACTGACCAACTCAGTTCAGACCGCAAGCAGAAAAGGGTCGCTCTGGAAAGTCGGAATGTCATTCAATAACTTGCATGGCAGTGAAAGGGCTGAGATGCAGGCATTTCTTGCCAAGTTAAACGGTCAAGAACATCGTTTCACGCTGCACGATCATTCTTATGTTCGTCGAGGCGTTGGGTTTGGAACATTGACGATCAATGGTGCTGATCAAGGCGGTGTCAATCTTGTTTGTCTCACTACTGGGTTAAATATTGTCGGGTATGTCAAAGCCGGTGATTATGTGTCTTTTAACAATGAACTCCACATGGTTACAACTGATGCGAATTCAAACGAGTTTGGAAATATAACAATTCAGATTGCGCCGCCAATTCGCAAGCCAACAATCAACCTGGGAACAGTCGATTACACTTCGCCAGTTAATGGAGTTTTTATGTTGTCGTCAAAATCAGGTTGGACTAATGAGACAGCAGGGCTTTCATCATTTAGCCTTGATGCTGTTGAGGATGTTTTAGCATGAGCCGCGCATTTGGTGCCGCCAGTGCCGCCGCGTTTATCGAACCAAATGTATCGGTAATCACATTTGTCATGTTGGACTTCGCTTCAGGCATTGTTCGCGTTCACAATAGTATCGGAACGTATACTTGGGGCGGCGAGGATTGGATTGGCGTTGGATCGCTTGGCACTGTATCTCAACTCGAAGAAGGCGCAGATGTTTCACCGTACGGCATAACGTTAACATTGTCTGCGCTTGATCTTGTCGTGTCCGGCGCGGCACTAAACGAAGATTATTTCATGCGCCCAGTTTCAATTTATATCGGGGGGG